ACATTAACACTAGATGTCGTTGAGGTTGGTAACGAACTCAGGTTCCCTAATAACACATCTGTTTCAGACGTATCTTTGACAGGCACTAGCGATCAAGACACAGGTTTTAACTGGTCAGGTTCTAATGCTGTTAACTATGTCTCAGGTGGTGTACTCAAGTATAACCTTAACAACGTATGGCACTCAGGCAACGACGGCTCTGGCTCTGGACTAGATGCTGATACTGTTGATGGCTTACAGGCTAGTCAATTCTTGCGTAGTGATACTAGTGATACTATGGTGGGAGACATATCATTCAACTCAGGTGCTAACATTAAACGCAACTCACATAGCTCTGGCTACCTTGTGGGTGGCTATAACAATGTAGGTACTAGTGACACCAAATCTAGCCCCATTTACACCATTGGCAGTAGCTACAAACCTAGTGACACCAACCTAGAGAACATGTACGGCATAGGTTACACGAACAGCGCCGCAGCATATGATGGTCTCAACACTGTGCTTAACGGATGGGGTTTGTATGTAGCTGCTAATGGCCTTGCACGAATAGGTTTAACGGGGGATACAGGTAGAGTACATTGTACAACCGTTGTAGCAACAGACATAATCACAGCGCCTAACTTCAACACCACATCCGACCGCAATACTAAGAAGGACATCAAGCCAATAGAGAACGCACTTGAGAAAGTGCAGCAACTCTGTGGGTACTCCTTCACGTTCAAAGCAACTGACCAGAAGTCTTCGGGCGTTATCGCTCAAGAGGTACAGAAGGTTATGCCTGAGCTAGTACATGAGGGTGACGAAGGTCACTTGACCGTTCAGTACGGCAACATGGTTGGTCTCTTAATAGAGGCAATCAAAGAACAACAGGCTCAGATTGATGAGCTTAAAGATAAACTTAATAGCTAATAGTGAAGGAACACGAAGATGGCTATACAAGTTAGTGGTACAACGGTTATCAATGACTCAAGAAAGGTACTGAATCTTCAGGGTATGAGGGTTCCTACATATAGTTCAAACCCGTCCTCTCCTTCAGGTGGTGATGTCTACTTTAACACAACAGACAATAAACTATATGTGTATGGAAGTACTACTGCTGAGTGGGTACAACTAAATTAATACTAAGGGTTTAAAATACAATGGCTATACAAGTAAACGGCACAGAGGTTATTGATAATAACAGGAAGTTAAAGAATCTTAGTTCTTTAGGCATTCCTAGATTTAGTAGTGCACCATCAGGGGCTTCATCAGGTGATTTGTATCAATTAACTACAGACGACTCCGTATATTGCTTTAGGAATAGTACTTGGGAGTTAATCTCCCAGCCACCCATAGACCTTTTTTCCGACTTTGCTCCAGCCAATCTCGCTGATCCCGCTGAGACATTATCTGGGTCTGGTACATGGAGTATAGGGTCCAGAACTCCTCAGACGGCCATTCTTTTCATGGTTAATTCTGGGGCTTCGGGCAACACCACCATATACCAATCTAACTGGGGTTTTCGTGGGTCTGGCGCATATGCCCGATTTATCTTTACAGACACTACCGCCATGTCTGGTATGACTTATAGCACCGCTACAGTCCCTCACAATAACTGGCAAGCCCAAGACCAAGGTGAATGCAGTACCACAACCTCCATAGTCCTCAACGGAACTACTTATACCCCAAATGGATCGAATACAGGTACTAGGGTTATTAGTACTGGTTACATTCCTGGTGAAACGTCGGGCCTCACAAGATCAAACCAAGGGATCCAGTGTGATTCTGGAAACCTCGTCATTGATGGATCAATGACATCACCTAACTTTGGGGGTGCCAGCAGCGCGGCTGGCCCTAATAGCTATGTCTTTTCAAGTGCTGGCGGTGCGGGCAGCTACCCTAGCCCCGCTGGCGGGCCAAGCACGTCCCAATGGTCTGGCGATGGTGGTGCAGTTGATGGGTATGGCCAGTTACATGGGGGTGGTGGAGGTGGTAGCAACACCAACATGTCTGGTAGACCTCTTTCAACAGGTGGTTTAGGTACCATTCGTATTTACTACCCTGAACAATGGTTATAAAGAAAAAGGAGTGTAACATACATGTCTATTGATCCAACCGAAGCTAAACAACAGCAAGATTTTAGAGATTTTAGAGCACTTATACTTGCTAAGACAGATCATTTAGTTTCTGTACAAGATGATACTCGCGATAAAACTTTACTGCTAGAGTTTAGGCAGCTTTTACGAGATGTACCTCAAACAAGAGGTGATTTTGCATATAGACTAGAGCCTGAAACGGATAGAGAGCGTGAGGCTTTTGCCTATGGAACACAGATTTTAGCGGAGCTAGGTTTAATACACTCATGAAGATTGCAATTATCGGTAAGGGTACTGTGGGCTGTGTCACGGCATTAACATCAGCACACGCATCTTTAGGCGAGGTTGATTGGTATTTTGACCCTGATAAAAAGCCTCAGGCTGTAGGCGAGGGTTCAACGCTAACCTTGCCAAGGACGCTTCATGAAACACTTAACTTCTCTGTTAAAGATTTTAGTAAAATAGATGCTACAGTTAAAACGGGGATATATAAAGAGGATTGGGGTACTACAAGTAAACCTTTTTTACATGACTTTCCTTCTCCGCAAGTAGCTATGCATTTCAATGCTACCAAACTACAGGATTACATTGAGGATGCACTAAAAGACTCTGTAAATATTATAAAAAAGAATATCTCCTCTAGTGATATAGATGCAGATTATATTTTAGATTGTTCAGGTAGACCTACTAGCTATGAAGACTTTGATGAGTCGCCTTATATCCCTGTTAATTCTGTTTTTGTTACTCAGTGTTATTGGCCCTTTCCTGCGTTTAATCATACGTTAGCTATTGCAAGGCCTTACGGATGGGTGTTTGGTATACCTTTGCAGAATAGGTGTTCTGTAGGATACATGTATAATAAAGACATCAACACTCTAGAAGAGGTTAAAGAGGATATTAAGTATATCTTTGAAAGATTTAATCTCACGCCCAGTAAAGACACAAACGCCTTTTCTTTTAATAATTACAGAAGAAAAGAGAACTTCGTAGACAATGTATGTTACAATGGTAATGCCTCTTTCTTCTTAGAACCATTAGAGGCAACAACCTTTGGTTCGGCTCTTAATATTAATTCGGTTGCTCAAGGCCATTATAATAAGCGCTTTACTAAAGAACAAAGCGAGTCACGTTATCAAGCCATTATGGATGCAGGAGAGGCTATAATAATGTTGCATTATTCTGCAGGCTCATCCTTTAAATCAGACTTTTGGTCTTATGCAAAAGAGCGGGGTTCTAAGTACATGGAACAAGCGGATGATTCTGTTTTGTATATGTTAAAACACTCAAAGAAACCTAAAAGATTAGGTTCTTATGCAAGCAGTTTTGTACAACCTGATTCTCAGACAATGCACTTTGAGGCCTTGTATAGTGCTTGGTGGGAGGGTTCTTTCTCACAAAACGTAGAGGGCTTAGGCTTAAGTGGAGTTTATTAATGTTAGGTTTTTCACCTTTATCAGGCTCACCTCTTTCTGCGTTAAGTGGGGGTACTGAATCCTTTGCTTTTTTAGCAAGCAACTTAATGCAAATAACAGAAAACAGCGTTTTATTTGTGGCAGAATCAAGCGTTACTGCTCCAAACGCGGTTATGAACACCACAATAACACCGCTACTCTACGATGCGAAAGCATCTCTTATTACGGGTAATGTTACAGCGAGTACGGCTTTTAGTGAGATGACCACTATAGCGCCTGCTAATGTTACACCCTCTTCAGCTACCGCTTTTCTTACCATATACATAGGTGACTTTGCAGATGAGGATGCACAGGCTAGAGCGTTTATGTCTCCTGCTACAGCCTTCACATCTCTAGATGCTGTAGCATTTGATGCAAAAGCAGATGTTATACCAGCATCTATATTAGCTACTTTAACTCCAGACGTTCTAGAAGGTAGAGGCATTGCACACATACTTATAGACGATGTGAACGCTTACTTGTATAATAACCTTAGCGACCCAACAGCAGTAATATTCCCCTACCAAGACTATGCAGCTTTGTATGATAGGGAACGAACTGTGTTCTTATCAGGACAAGAAAACAACACCACAGTATACATAGATCAAAAACCTGCAAACACTACTGTATATATCACAAAGTGAGGACTAAGCATGGCATATAAATGGCCTGATAAAGATAAGGATGAACTTGTAGACTACAGCGTAGACTGGTCTCGTTTTATAGACAAGGACACTATTGCAAGTGTGTTGTGGTACATAAAGGATGCAGCAGGAGTAAAGACGCTTGTTATAGACTCTGATTTGGTAGATGGTTTGCAATTCGTAACAGGGACTTTAGTAGACAAAGTAACTACAGCACGTTTTAGCCTAGGTACAAGTAACAAGAGGTACACAGTTATTTGCGGTATTACTACAGGTAATGGTCTTTTGTACGAGCGTAGTATCTTTCTACGTATTAGGGAGAAGTAATAATGGCATACAATTACATTAGCTTGGTTAACGACGTGAACCGACGTTTGAACGAAGTAGAGCTAACATCCACTAACTTCCCTACAGCTACAGGTTACTATAGCTTTGCTAAGGACTCTGTTAACGCTGCTATTCGCCACATCAATCAAGAAGAGTTTGAATGGCCTTGGAACCATGTTGAAGAGACTGAAGTCTTGGCTGTGGGTGAAGTACGCTACAGTATGCCTTATGATAGTAAGACTATTAACATGAACACGTTCCGCATTAAACGAGATGCTAATCTAGGTGTAGGTACTGTAAAACTAAAGGTATTAACATATGAAGAATGGCTTGACAAGTATGCTGACTCTGAGTATAACTCCTCTTCAGATACACGTGGTATTCCTGTGTACGTTGTACGTACTCCTAGCAGAGAGATTATATTCTATCCTGCACCTAATCAAGAGTATGAAGTTGTATATGAATACTTCCGTACAGGCTTTGATCTAGAATCCGTGACAGATGTACCTACTCTTCCTGAGCAGTACCGATATACTATTATAGATGGTGCTATGTATTATGTGTACCAGTTCCGTGGTGACATGCAGGCGGCACAGCTT